CAGTTGCTCCGATTGGAACTACAAAATCAAGTACCGCCGCACCTGATGTTCCGCTGTTCGTGACAGCGCCCGTTGCTCCACCAGTGGTTGTTCCAACGGCAATAGTCGCCGCAACTCCAGTCGGTCCTGTCGCGCCCGTCAATCCAGTAGGACCTGTCGCGCCCGTCAATCCAGTCGGACCAGTCGCGCCAGTTGCTCCTGTTGCACCCGTGAGACCAGTTGGACCAGTTGGACCTAATGGTTGTGGACCAACTTCAACCCAGTACGAATCGTAATAGACATACGTAATTGCAGTAGTTGAATCAAACCAGAGGTCACCTTGTGCTGGAGATACTGGAGCAGTGTCGGAAATACTTACATACGCTACGCCTGTAGCACCAGCAGGTCCTGTTGCCCCCGTAGGTCCTGTTGGACCAGTCGGTCCTGTTACTCCGTCAACACCAATAGTTCCGTTAGTACCAGATGGACCAGTCGGACCCGTTGCTCCCGTTGCTCCAGTAGAGCCAGTCGCACCAGTTGCTCCAGTAGCACCCGCAGGACCAGTAGCACCAACCTCACCAATGTCACGAATGATGAGCAATACTTCATGGTTGTTACTAAAGTTTGTGGTGCCCGTTCCGCTAGAAGTAACCAATGTAACGCCGTATTCAACATGTGTCGTTTGGTCGGTGACGCTAGTGACCGCCCATTCTTGATAGTTGGTGGAGTCACTCGCATCTTGGATAAACAATTCGTCGCCAGGCTGGACATTGTTTAAAAATATGTGTACATCAAGTCCGTCTTTATCATTGTCGTCCACATTGATTTGTGTTGCACTTGTTTGTGTAGCATTGTTCCAAAGCAGATAGGTGCTGCCTGGGTCGCCGCTTGTTGAACCAGTTTTTGCTTTGTAATTAAAGTATGAAGAAGATTGTCCACGCGGTCCTGTAGAACCTGTTGCTCCAGTTAACCCAGTTGGTCCAGTAGCACCCGTTGGGCCGCTTGGTCCGAGTGGCTGTGTTCCGATTTCAACCCATTGGGAATCGTAGTAAACAAAAGTTTTACCAGTGTCGGACTCAAACCAAATCTGACCAGCAAACGGGGAGGATGGGGCACTGTCGGAGACAGTTGCTCCACCTGAAGCATTGGAGTTAACCCACGCAGTTCCATTGTATTGTAGAACCTGATTAGTGGCAACGCTTGTTATTGTTACGTCTGTTAGGTCATCAAGAGAAGCGACCGTTGATGCAGTACCAGGAAGAAACTTGGTTCCATTGAATTTAAGAACTTGGTCGCTAGTCGCGCCAGAAGTGTCTACTTCAATGCCATCAATAAAGAGGGTAGGCACCTTTAAGGTGTCGTCTGTTTTAAGGACGTTCGCTGCATCGCGGTAGAGGTTTACATCTCCGCCGCCAGTTCCGTCACCCCAAACAAGACGACCGCCACCTTGAATTTGAAGTCTTGCAAAAGTTTCTTGGTCTACAAAAATTGTCAACCCATCGGAGCCAGCAGAGGACAAGTTCTTAATGGCAATAGGGGTTATAAATTTTTGAGCCATGACCTCGGTCGTTTCTCTTGTTAATGCCCCTCAGGGCTAAACATTAAGCCTTTTTGCCGAATGCTGTGTCTTTTGGATTTAGGTAACGAAGAATAACAGGAAGTGCTGCTGCCCAAAGAGCGTTAGCAGTAAGTTTTAAATCGTTTGTTGCTACATATGTTGCGACTGCTGCACCAAGGACGCTTCTTGCGTACGATGCTGCCATTGCTTTTTGTTCTGCTGTAATTTTCATGTTTTCCTATCCTGTTACTACGATTGTGTAGTCGCCTGCGCCGATTTCTCCTTGCAGGACTACGGTTACTGTGTCTGTTGTTCTGTTGGTGACGTCTCCAATAACTATTTCTCCAGTTGAAACTTGAAAAACTTGTACCATCACAACAGTGGTATTAAAGTTATGCGTGACTATGGTTGTTGAAACAGCACCAGAGTGAGCCAAACATGCCCTGCTTGCAATGCGAGCGAGCGTAGGAGTTGTGCTGGTACGACCTGTGGCTTCAGCAGAAGCCGATGCTAAGTTGGTGCGAGCACCAGACTCTGTTGAGGAACCAGTACCACCGGAAGCAACAGCAATGTCGGTTGCGTCAGGACCCCAAACACCGGTAGTGATTGTTCCAAGGGTTGTGATGGTTGATTGACCCACATAAGTAGACGCAATGTCAATACTGTCGTTATTGGCAGTAATACGGTCAGCCGTACCAACAACGTCAAGCGTATTTCCGCTCTTTGTAAGACCGAAGCCAGCGGTGATTTGACCAGCACCTGAAAACTGAACCCAAGCGATTGCGTCAGTACCTACAGTAATGGCTCCGTTGCTTGTAACAACCCAGCCAGAGTCTGCGTTTACGGTACCTTCTTCAACGAAAGTGAAGGCCCCACCGGACACTTCACCAGTTCCGTCAAAGTCTGTTGCACGAACTGCAGCGCCAGATGCTTGAACAACGTAAATTCCGTTTTCAGAAGCCGTGCCCTGGTTTTTTACAAGAACACGGTCGCCAGTAGCAAGAGTTACGCCGTCAATTACATCTGTATCCTCTAAGCCAGAAGCAAGAAGTACGGCAGTAGTCGTCGCTGCCCTTACTGACTGCTTGACGTCAAGACCCGAACGGGCTGCGTCTACATAGGCCTTAGTGGCAGCATGGGCATCAGCGGTTGGGGTGGCAACAGAAATATTACCGTCTCCGTTGCGCTTTACGAGCGTGTTTATTGTGGCAGAAGCAGTGGCATTAGTAAGGTCGGTAAAAAACGCCGCAGTAAGCAGACCGGCATTTTCAGCAGTTGCAACGTTGAGAGCAATGGTTACGGTTCCGTTTGCGGCAGGAGTAACGGTTATTGCGCCGGTATTAGCACCAGTCGTGGTGATGGAGGTGATTGCATTTACCCAAGCGGTACCGTTGTACACACGAACAACGCCATTGGTGCTGTTGTAGTACATGCGACCCGCATAACCTGTTGGGTCAGTGGTTAATACTTGAACCTTAAAGTTTAGGAGTTCGTTTTGATTTAGGTCAATATTTGTTAAAAACTTTTGTGCCATTTTTACTCCACCTTACGTGAGATATGCTTTTCCAGAAAATGCCGCAGAAAACAGGACAGTAACTACAGTATTACTACTGTATTGTACCTCACCGAATACATGCGTATCTGCAGAGTCCACAATGGTTACCTGTGGCTTACCTCCGAGCGCATGAGTTATGACCCAAGTTGCTGCTGGGGTTGCCTGAGTAAATTCAAGTCTGTTTGTAAGAGAGTTAGAAGGAGACGTTGAGCGAACAATAACAAGGTTTGCTGTATCTTGGTCAACGGTTACAAGGTTTGGAGTGTCTTGATAAACGTTTACATTGTTTGGAACTGTATTGCTCATCGTGTTACCTCTAGAGAGAGGGTGAATGTCCCCTGTATCACGCGTGATACAAGCCCGCCGGAAGAAATAATCTCAAGGTCATAAACTCCACTAGAAGTAAGAGCCGCAGTGTCCGCAGCAGTTATGGACAGGTTTATGAAACCTTCAGCACCGTTGAGGGTGATTCCTCCATTTTCTGTTGTCAATGTAATAAGTGGAGTTGTTGACTCAATCGTTCTTCTGACCTGCATCCGTGCCGTATGGTTCGTCAATATATAGGGTTCATATTCCGATGGGTCTGCTTCCGTTGGAGTCCTTGGCTGCTCAAGTGCTATGACGCGTCCAAAACTAGAACCTTGCTGACAGAGCATGTTGTAATTTCCTGCAATCATTTTTCCGCCCGTATTACGTTTATGTGGATATACATATTGTGCCTCATTAAGTCATCACAGAACAGCAGTACCGAGTACGCCATAGATAGGGTCACCAAGGGTCAATGTAAATTTCTCTACTACTCTGTGTGTAATTGAATACCCAAGAGGTCTTGCTGGTTCAACAGCGGCTAATACTTCTGTGGAATCAGTAAACTCGGAAAAAGTTAAACCCGTCGTACCTAATACGATTGTTCCTGTTTCCGCCAGCGCAAATGCTGTACCACTGTTGGCTTCTCCAGCATCAACAAAAAACAGTGCAACGCCAGCAATTTCTGATGGAGAAACTGTGTCAAAGTCGTCGGCACGACTCCAAGTGCTAGCGTTAACAACGTAGACACCATTTTCCGTTTCGTCTGATTGGTCTTTTACAAGAACTCGGTCGCTAGCGACTAGGGATATGCCATCAATGGTTTGTGTGCCAGAGAGCGTAATATTGGCCGTAGTCGCTACTCTCACGTTTGTCCTAATGTCAAGACCTGGGGTTTGACTACCAACCGTAGTGATTCTTATAGCCCAAGGGTTGTTATCGTGTCTTTGGCTAATAATTACAGATTTTGCTCCAGTAAGAACAAATTCAGCAGCCTCTCGTATTGCGGACTGGGTTCCAGCACCACGACCATAGCCAGCAGGGTAAAGTTGCCAAGTCTTAAAATCTTCCAGATTATTGTTATCTATAATCCCAGTATTGTCTAGGTATATTTGATTTTTAATTTTATTTCCGGAAAACTGCATTAGCCATTCACTGTTTTCGTTTCTTACATGTTGGTAATCAACGAGCCTGCTTCTGCTTTCGTACGTGTTCAAAGCGATATTGGATGGTATTTCTCTTCTGTCATATCTGAACCATTCGCTGTATAGGTTCATGGTGTCAGATATTGCATCAGTTAAAACTTCCACAAATCTAAAGAATGGGTATGTTGGGTCTTCTTCTCTGCTGTCGTAACTTTGATAGAAATCAGGTATAAAAGGGCGCATGCTTTGTACGACTGGAGAGTTTGCCCACGCGATGTCGTTAACTAAGTTTGGTGTTGATATTCGGACGTTTGAAGTGTTGTGGTTTGAAATAGTCAAAACAACTTTGTAATTAGTGCTCGCTGGAGCATTGTTGGCAATTGTTATCTGATTTGACCTTACCGCCCCCCATGTGCCGCCCTGGATTGTTCGTGTATTTCCAGCGTTCACAACTCCGTTTGCATCATAAAGAGCAGCGTTTATGGTGATGCTTTCGTCTGCTGAATATGCAACACATGAAAATACAAACACACCCCCTCTGTCTGCTGTTTCAAAAACATTGTTGACATTCAGTGTCATAACCACGGGCGCTATACGGCCTGTAGACATTTCAATAACATAATGAGAAGCCCAATAGAAATCGTTTCCTGTTACATGCAGTGATGCGGTACCAATAGGGTCGGTGCTAACAACCGTCCAGTCGTGGTTTGCGACTACGTAACTTAAAGGTATTGTGCGCTGTGTTTCAACGCTATAAGTTCTTAGCGCATTATCGTCCGAAAGTCTTTGTAGGGTTTTCATTCATCTACCGACACCAATGTAACGGCTGTGTTTGCAACAGTCAAAGACGGCAAAGAACCTTTCTTTGAAAAAAGAACGTTTCCACTACCATCGCTTGTTCCACCAGAACCAGGAGTAACGGTTAAAGACTGAACATACAAAACTCCAGGAACCGAAGATGCTATTGAATAAAATTCTGAAAGTTTTATTCCATCAGTAAATCTGTAATTTATTGGGGAGAAGTAATTTGTTAAAACTGTTTCAATATTTTCTTGAACTACAGTACTTTCGTAAGAAGAAGAATACGCCACTTCAATGCTCACAGCAAGAGTGACTAGGTTTACATCACGAACTTCAAGTTCAAGACCAGCAACAGTTCTGTTTTGAATATCAATCAAAATATCTGATTTTTGGTCAATAGTTAGAGTGCTGTTAATACCGTATACAAATACTGTTACATATCCAGGTTCGTCTGCGTCTGCCCACTCAAGACCGCTTGCTGAGTTGGTTAAGTCATAGGCCTTGCACCTGCTCACCGTTGAAGCAAAAGTAGACAATACATGACCATCAATTTGAGAAGCGCGCGCAAAAGAAGAAGATAGTGAACCAAGAAACTGAACAGCCCTATTCAAAAACTCTTCAGTTGTTTCAGGACTTGTTCCGTTGCTTACGAAATCATCAACGGTTGCACTAACTATGCTTGAAGTAGGTGTATCAATCTCTAGGACGGTACCTACTGGAATAGGTAGGGTTGCGCCCACATCAATTGCTCGCGCTTCTACGGTAACTGTGGGTAGTGCTTGCGTCCCCGTGTAAACAACCGCTGCGATTGTTCCTTCTTCTATTGTCTCAAAGTAGATAGACCTTTGTTCTCCAAGGAATTCATAGTCGTATCTAACGATTGTTCCCTGTGGGACGATTGTTCCGTCGTAGTCAATGCAGGTGAATTCAACATCAATAACCGCCTGAGAGCCGTCGTTTATTTCAACACCCATCATCCCAACGAGGCCAGCCATGAGTCTGTCTGGAAGCCTATTGATTGCTGAAATATTAAGAGCGGAGATGTAGGAAACAGCCTGAAGTATTGCGTCCTCTGGTGTTCCCTGTCTCGGCTGGAATTCAGGTAACGCTATTTTTGCATACTCAATTGAGTCTAAGTAAACAGCAGTTGGAGAAACATCAAAGGGGACTAAGTAAACATATTCTGAAAAATCTATTGGCATACCAATCACCCACGCAACTTAAAGGAAAATTCTACACTAAGCCCACCATTTGAAGTAAAGGACGGATTTATTCCCGTTATTTCTACTTCCGGAACGTATCTTGCTGCATTAATTATAAAGTCTTCTGGTTCAATCGGAGTAAAAGATGGGTCAAGTACTCCAAATTCTGGAGTTATTGGGTGTTCTCCTGGTTCGGTAAGTAAAGAAATTGTCAAGATTTGTTTGTAAAAATCAAAAGTTCCTTCTTCTAGCCGCTTGAGTCCGGTGTCGTTAAATTTAATTGGGAAGGAAAGACAGTCCATCTCTGTATTATCCCATACCATCATGGCTTTGTTGCGCTTCTACAGGATTAACCCAAGACAATGTTTCTTCATCCCACAAATAGAAATTGTCGTCATCTGGTCTGGGAAATGGCGGCTCCCAGTCAAATGATTCACTTAGCAACCATGAAGGGAACGGAGAAGGGGATATGAAAACATCACTCACTTCGTCATACGTAAATCCGATGCCTGCAAACTGTTTACGGAAGTTGTTGTTGTACGAAGTTTGCACCCATGTTCCCCCAAGGTTGTCCATCAACCACTGGTAACCTTCGTCGGGGTCATTGTTGTCACCTACGGTTACGCGTAGAACTATATTGTTTTCATCTATTTCTGCCCAGTGTGCCATTATATTGCGTAACTCACAATCACTATTCCGCTTCCTCCTGCACCGGAAGCGACACCTCCTGATGCATTTCTGCATCCACCGCCACCGCTAGCCGTATTTGCACTAGCGCTTACGCCTGTTGTGTCTCCCGTAGTTCCATTGCCACCAACTCCACTACCGCCAGTTCCGGCAATGTTGTCGCCTCCACCGCCTCCACCACCGCAATAAAAGGTACTCAAAAAAGAAACTCCTGCGCCACCGTTTCCGCTATTCACGCCAGAAACCGCGGTCCCTCCTGCTCCAATAAACCCACCGCCACCACCAGCAAGATAATAGCCGTTTGTTTGATTTGCACCACTGCCGCCAGCGTTGCCTTGCGTTGCCGAGCCGCCCGCCGAAAAGTTATTCAAGTTAACACCACTAGACCCACCGCCACCCGAACCACCAGAAGAGCCAGTGGTAGGAGCATTGGCATTATAATAGCCCCCGCCTCCGCCTCCTGTTGCCGTGTAGGTGCCGCCATTTATGGTTGCAATAGTATTTACTCCGTTTGCTCCTTGACCGCCAAAGTAAGAAGTCTGACGCGCTCCGCCTCCTCCTATTGTTGCAACAAGAGAACCACTAGCAGGAAGGGTTTGGTCAACGGCTGTCAATCCACCGGCACCACCCCCGCCACCAACGGAGGAGCCCCCAGCCCCTCCCCCTGCATGTACACGCACATTGACCGAAGTGGCCGAACTACGAACACTCGTTAAGTTCCCGTTTGCTGTCATGAAATGGTAACGGCGACCACCGCTGTCAACAAATGAACTTCCTCCAGTAATTCCAGTGCCGACCGTTATTGAAAAGGCTTGACTTACTGAACCACCAGCATTCGTTGCAGTTATTGTAAAAGAATAAGAAGAAGGAGAGGTTGGTGTGCCTGTTAACGCACCCGTAGATGAGTTAAGAGAAATGCCTGCCGGTAAAGACCCAGACGTTACCGAGTATGTTGGTGGAGGGGTGCCAGACGCAGTTACTGCATCAGAATAAGCAATTGTTAAATTCATTGTTGAACTGATGGTGTTGTCAGTCCAAGCAGGGGCAATTATTACTGCGCCAGAAGAAACAATGCCAATAGTTGACGGCATTAACCGAGGTCCCCTACAAGAACATAGTTATTTGCAGATGTACAAATGATTGAAGCAGCAGAATATTGTGCTCTGAGAGTAAGAGCAGGAGTTCCGTTTATGACTGCTGGAGAATACGCAACAACAGTAAATGTTCCTGCGTTTAAGCGGATTAAATCAACTCGTTGACCAACTGCAAGATTAGTATCACCATTAATATTTATAGATTGTGAACCAGTGTTGTAAACAAGTTTTCCTGCGGTACTTGGTTGAAGTACCCCCATACCATCCGTTGCAGATGAAAAAGAGATGACCGCTTGCGCCGTAGACCAGTCTCCAGTTGCACCAGTTGCACCAGTTGCACCAGTTGCTCCTATAGGACCAATATTGCCAGAAAGAGAAAAACTCCACAAACCATAAGTTCCAGAACCACCAATTGTGTCTGGAGACATATTTATGTTAGTGGGTGTTACTGTAACAACGCCTTCCATATAATTTGTTGATGATGTTGGAACTATTGCACGAACTCTTTGACCCGACTGATATGCGCCTGTTCCGCTAACGACAACAAAACTTACTGGGGCAAATCCAATAGTGGCCGTTGTGCCAGAAGTAACACCAAAATATCCACTGCCAGTTGCGCCTGTTGTTCCAGTAGCACCAGTAGGTCCTGTAACGCCTTGCGCGCCAGTCGGACCTGTAGCGCCTGTAATGCCTGTCGGTCCAGTTACACCAGTTGCACCAGTTGCACCAGTTGCACCAGTTGCGCCTGTTGCGCCAGTGGGGCCAGTCGCTCCAGTCGCTCCAGTTACTCCGATTGGGCCAGAGGAATAGGAAAGAGCGGACCAAGCACTACTTCCATCTCCTACCTTAAACTTTCCCGTGTCTTTTTCAAGTCCCATCTCGCCTTCAGCGAGAACAGGGTTAGAGGCTGTCCATTCGGCGGCAGTTCCTCTACGAAGTTGAATTTTAATAGGCACTACACGCCTCCTGCATTAATTGAGTCAATTCCGCCATAGATAGAATTTGGAGACCCACCATCTATATTAAACGAATCGTTTTGAATATTCTTGGGGTTTACGTATCCAATAACGTACATTTCGTCGTTAGACATGCTTGTAAAAGCGCAGAGAACTTGCTCATTGGCTACTAGGGGTGTATTAATGTTTGAATTAAGAACCCTTAGTGGTCCTATTGTATTCCCGAGTTTGGGTATTGATACGAATACTCTTCCATCGGCTGCGACCGTCTTGACAATGCCCACATAAATGCCGCCCATCGGGCTTGGATGCGAAGAAGCCTTGCTTCTGTTTACTACGTTAACCACCACAAACTCCTATGTATGGGACCACTGCTGGTCCATATGTAATTAGATTAAGCCATGATTCTTGAATCGTGCTTAGGTTTTGGGCATATGTTATTGCATCGGCCGTGTTGCCGCTAGCAAATTTTCCTAAATGTTTCCCTGTAGTTAGGTAATACTGCCGAGCATCTGCGTCTTTGTATATTCTTCCGTTAATAATGGGCGTGTAAACAACTTCATTAACTCCGTCATTAAAAGAAGAACTTAATAAAGTACTGATAGAGCCATCCGTGTTCTTAATCAACGGTCTATCGGTTAGCGTAATATTTCCAGCCACAAGTGGAAGTGGACCAGACGACGGATAAAGAGTAGCCGGAAGTCCTGCTGTTGTTATCTGCAATTCGGTTGGATATATGGGAACGTCAACTACCCACGGCTTAGCAGTTCTGTTTAATATGCTTTCTGCTGACTTTGGAAATCTATGTTTAATTACTTCTTTTTGCACTAAAATCAATATTTCTATATACTTTTTGGCTTTTGCTTCAGTAAGGAATACCCCATGATGCAAGTCTTCCGATTCGTATTTTGTTTCTGCTTCTGCCGTTGTTAACAGGGTTGGAACGTTATTGCACCAAAGACGTTCCGTTACAACAAATACGCCAGCAATAGAAAATGTCCACGCAGCATAAGTTCCGGAACTACCAATTGTATCGCACGTCATTGTCAGAGTCGTTCCTGAGACAGTAACGATACCTTCCATAAATCTTGCTGAGTTTGCTGTGTTTGTGGCACGGACTCTTTGACCGGTTGCAAACTTGCTACCAGCAGTGATTATGAAAACTTTTGAACCAGTGCCGATTGCTCGTGATGTTGTTGAAGTAACCCCCGCATAGCCAGTACCTGTAGTTCCGGCAATCCCCTCTATGACTGTTGGATATATATGAGGGTTCAATGTTGGACCCAACAGGGCTCCATATTCGTATTCAAGACTTATTGGCCTGTTGTAGCAGTCAATATTTCCACCAACTAAAATATCTTCAGGAACCAAACCTGAACCCTTAAAAGAAAGCAGTTCCGCTTTCGTGTTTGGATAAGTCCTGAGCCTTCTAGAGTTTGGAATTTTTGAAATATTCTGAGGGCCGACTGGATTTATGGTTGTTCCAACTCCAATAAATTGAGGAGTTGTTTCATTGAAAATCGGACGACCAACCGTAGTTGCGCCGAGTCTTGGTGAAGGCTGAAAATAATTACTGTTAAAAATTTTACCTATTGGCAGTTGAGGTATCTTCGGTTCTTTTCCGTTCACTTTTAATCGTTCTGGTGTTCTGAATTCAATGGAAACAGGGTCTGTTATTTGCTCCCCAAAAGTAACGCTGGTGATTAAATAGAAACTACTCATAGTAGGAACGTTATTTATTCTTATGGTCATACCTGGCCTGAGTTGAACGCCGTTGTCTCGTGCAACTAGTAGGTTTCCGGAACCTTCCAATGGGTCGTTCCCAGAATCTCGCATTGATGGAAGGCTCAGTACTTCAAACTTTCTATTGTTTGATTTATTTATTGGCGCATATTCCATTGGAATAAAAAATTTATCTGGGTATTTTTCTGGAAGTTTATTTTTTCCAATTATCGGCTTGCCATTTTTTAATTTTATTTTACCTTCAATTTTTTCTGTTCCCCATTTATACATGAGCCATTGATGTGTTCCAAAGTACAAAGTTCCATCAGCAACAAATAAAACATACTGAGAATTGTCGGCAATACTTTTCATTACGGTCCACACAGAGTCCTGTTGACCATCTCCTGAGTTTTTAGAAGCGCTTTTTATTCTTGCGCTTTTTTCACCAACAAAACGAAGTCCGTATTTATTTGCTGCTTTCTGAACAAAAGTGTAACCAGAACCACCAATAGAACTTGGTTTTTTGTCTCTTTTCATCTGCTGAACTGCTTTGGGCATTGCTTCAACCGACCACTGAGGGGAAGCGCTTCCTTGCTGCTGAACGCTAACAGAACTAATTTCGTAAAGATGTCTAATTCTGCTTATGATTGGCTCACCAGTTCCAGACGAAGAGTTGGCAACCTTTATTTTTGATACTGAAGTCGTTTCATAAACAACGTCACGACCAATGTTGAAATAGTTATTGGAAGCCATTTCAAAACCAGGGTCAATCACAACGAAAGACAATTGGCTAGCCATATCCATTGTGTAGTTAATATTCAGCGTCAATAAGTTTGACGCCACGGTGGCCATTTGTTTTTCTGTTAAATCGCCTATTTGTAGTGATGTTGATGTGAACATTTTTGCCTAAATTAGGATATTTTTTCAGGAATGGCAAGTGCTGGTTCAAAAGTAAATCCAGTAGTAAGAAGGTTGTTTTGGGGGTCTACTGGTTTGCAGGGTTTTGGTTTGCATGTTTTGGGAACTGGATTTTTTGGGGTCAACGGAGGCAAAGCGATGATATCTCTAGCAATAATTGGGTATTCATTTAAAGTAATTGAAACTTCTGCTGCTGCCATTTTGCGGCCATTTGGCGTCATTCTTGTTGCGGTAATTGACATGTCTGCGATGACCCACTGTAGGTTGCGAGTGTTGTTTACATACGGAAACCTAAAAGATGTAGAGGTTAATGTATTCAAGTTGTGAAGAGTAATTGGATATGGAGAACCACCCATTGCTCTCAAAATTTCTATTTGTTCATCAATAGAAACATCAAGACCATCATTTACTACTGTTGATTTGACTGTTGCCTGTCCTGCATCAATAGTGTCGGTTCTTTTTCCAGCAACTAAAAACCTAAAACTACACTTCGTCAGGTTATATTTAGACCAATCAACCATTGCATAGTTGCCACTTCTCTCAACCTCATTCCATACCGAAGAAAGTTGACTAAATTCAAAACTATTTGGAACTATGTTGAAAACGTGAGTTCTTATTATTTTTTCACGAGTATTGTTAACTGAATTGAAATCTGTAATAGTCTGCTGCATATAGGGAGCGTTTGCGTTTTCTGAACCTATTCTCCTATCTGGCAAATAATTTAAAACAGCAGTTGATTGACCAGTAGGAGGGTTTTGTCTTCCTCTCGTATTTGGGTTTGGACTTCTTCCACCACTTGCCGAACTTGGGTTGCTTCCGCCTCCAGGGCTAGCAAAAGATTTTTGTGCTTCTTCTATTCTTCTGAAATCTGCTGCTGAGTCAAGTACTGAACGGCCTGCTCCAAATCCGCTATTTCCATTTGCATCTGTTCTGTTGATTTGCGCAGGAGTTGCACTAGCACCAAACCCACTATTTCCGTTCGCGTCTGTTCTGCCTACTGTTAAAGCGCCGCTTCTTCCGTTGGATTCGTTGTACAAATGATTGTACATTTCTTCAATTTCCCTAAAAGACTTAGTTAATACACTCACTAATTTAGAGTCGGAACCTGTTGATATAGCCGTAGTTGATTCAGCGGATGTTACTGGTTCGCCTTTTATGAATTTATAATCAGAATCGGTGATTCCAATAAATATGAAAGACCCCCAATTCTTGACACTGTACTGATTTCCTTTGTTGAGTCTTTTTATTACCACAGCGCTTGAGTAGGCAATTTTCTTACCATTAGCCGATACCGCTGATGGCTCATTGCCAGACTTTCCCATGTTTACAAGAACCTTATAAACGGTTGTTGCTTTTAGTGTTTCTACGTTTACAAGAGCCCAAACTGGTTCATCGTTTAATGTTCTGTATGAAGTACATACATATGTATTTCCATTTATTGGGTCGTCTGCGTATTTTCCCTGAACCTGATTGTCAAATGCTTTTTTTCCTTTTTCCCATAGGAGAACGCCACTGGTAGAGTAAAAGCGAATGGGGTTTTGATAAGAGTTTCCTTCTTTTGACATTATCTTCTCTCCGAGTTAGAACGTTCTGTATCCCTAACTCTTTGCATGACAATTTCTGCTATCTCATTAGCAGAAGCATTTTGGCTTCCAGTTACATAGAAATTATACTCATTGCCTTTTCCGCCAGAACCAACAGTCATTGGTTGCTGGAGACTTCTGGCAACTGGCATCATGTTGTCACCAATTGCCCCAGAACCAGGAACAACATGAAGATGTCTTGCTTTATTGACTCCGTGGAATTCAGCAAAACCGCCAGTTGACTTTACGAGCGATTGGTACTGTCCAAGGTTTTGTCCAACAAGGTCATATGCTCTTCCGGTTACATGGTCAGAGTTCATTGAACCAAGACCATAGTTTCTGTAACCGGAAGTAACGGTCCTCTTGCCAGTTAATGCGCTATCCATTGAGGCGTGGCGACCCATTGTCTGAGACAGGCGACTAGACGTTGTGTCGCCAAATGCTTGTCCACGGGGGGTTTTGGTATCACCGTGTTTTGCCCACCAAGAAGGAGCCGTTGCGTACCAAGCCGGTGTTGCCTTGTCTGTTTCTTCAAAAAAGATTTTCATTTGGTCAATAAGTGCCGTTGTCTTCTCTGCTATTGCTTCAGGAAGTTTGGTTAAGTCAGTAGTTTCCGTTGGCGTTTTTGTGGCGACCAGCCCCTCCAGGCCCAACATTTTAAGTAGTGCCGTTGTGGCGTTTCCACCGGATGCTTCAACCATTCTCATTCCAGCCGCGCCAGAAGGTAAAGCAAAACCACTTTCTTGCGCTTTCTGTAATGCCACCTGTTGCTCCGGCGTCATATTCTTAAACCGTTTTGTGAATTCTGCTGTATTAATTGATTTGCCACCCTGGAGAAGTTTGGCGTTTAAGTCAGCACCGAGAGTGTTTCCTAGGTCTGTGCTTGTTTTGTCAAAATACTCTTTAAGAGCAGGATTGTTGGCAAAATCAATTTGCCCTTCCATTCCTTCAAGAGTTCTCCCCTTAGCAAACGCGCCACCCTGTTCGTAGTCTTTGCGTAATTGTGCAAATGAACTGACTCCCTCACCAAAATAAGCGGTGTAGTTTTTGACTTGGTCTTCTAGATATGTGTTGATATCTGTTTCTTTTAGTTTTCCACCACTTGCTTGTTCTCTGAGTGACTCTGCTCTTTCGTCAATTATTTCTGGAGCACGTGCCGCAGCAGTATATTTTTGGAAAATTGACGTGTTGTCTATTACTAGGTTTGTTGTTGCTGCTCGCATTTGCTGAGCAGTTTTAACAGTTGTTAGACCAAGTTCTTTGAGAACTTCGTTAAAGTCCTTGGTGCTGTCCATGAGATTGACGCCCATTGTTTTAGCAAGGGCTATGTTTTCTTGGTCTGATTTACCTGTGATTTTTGCTAAAGCATCAAGACGACTGTTGTAGTTTTTCTGAAGTGGAGCCATTGCTGCTTCGTTGACTTCCATATCTTTGCGCATGGTCCTTAAAGCCTCCCCAGGCTTCTTCATCATGTCTTTCTGCTGTTCCGCAGAATATGTAAGACCATACTTTGATTGGTTTCTAAATATGTTGCTCAGTTTTGATTCTTGTTTTTGTCTATCAACATCTTTTTTATTATTAGTTCCATATCCAAGAGGGTTTAAAACCCTGTTGTCCAAAAGACTCTTGCCACCAAGTTTGGAAACAATACCAGCAGTGACGTTTCCTATTATGTCCATGTTTTGAGTTGCACCGCCAACAAGTTTCCTAATCAACTTGGGCATTCTTTTTCCGGTTGCGCTTTCAAACGCTAAACCAAGTTGCCCACCAGTGGCACCACGATTCAAGACGTCTGGAACTATTCCAGCGTAGTTCTTTCTATTTAGTGGAACACCAGCCGTGTCCTCGGAAAGTCTTTTACTATATTTTGCTGCAGTTCCAAAAGCGTCTCTGGTTGCGCTTCTGCCAACCCCAGTTTCTTTGCGCACGGCATCAAGGGTAAAAGAAAGTGAGTTATTAATAATGCTCTGTACTGCTTCACCAGCAGCCTTTTTTGATGCTTTAACTTCTAGTTTTTTCTTATTGAGAGTTCCCATAATTGCGCCAGAAACAGAACCAATAAGACCACCAATAATTGCACCTGCCGCCATTCCGAGAGGACCGCCCATTGTGCCAATCAGTGCACCGGCAGCAGCACCTCCAGCAAGACCACTAACCGCACCGCCTGTTGCTGTTCTTGATTTAAATGCAGTTCCAAGACCCGCTACAGCAACACCTGCAAGTGGGTTAACTGAACCTACGGCACCACCTAAAGCAAGCGCACCCTGTGCCTCTTCTGGTGCAAATTGTGACATTGCACCAAGGGCAAGACCAACGCCCATTTTTGCGGTAGCCGAACCTTGGAACTTTTCCATTCTTTTATAGCCCTTGGACTGTCTGTCTCCAGAACGAGCAGCACGTTGCGCCGCTGTTCTTCTTGCTAGTTTTGCTCTTGTGGTTAATTCACCTTTTTTGTTAGTTCGGTTCATTTTATTGCTTAGTGCTTTTTCACCCTTGGGGTCTTCGGCATCCGCAGTAAAAGTGTTGTATGAAGCCTGTCTTGCAAGAGTTGAAAGCATGGCCAATTTAGGATTTTTAAATTTTGAAGCGGCAACTCTGTAATCACGCGAGTTGTAAATTATGTTTCCGCTTGGAGATGTTTGTTGTGAACTGTATGTTCCGGAAGGAACTGCCATCCTTCCACCAAGTGGAGACGATGGACCAACAGGACCAGTGAATCCCACTCTTCCTAGAGCGCTGGGACCTAGAGCATTTCCGAAAGCAGGACGACCGCCAGGACCCATCGGACCACCGGGTCCACCTGTTCTTGAAGAAAAACCACCACCAGGATAAACAGGAGCACCAGTTCCGTAGTACGCTCCAGTTGTTCCTAACGAACCACCACCGGTTACTCCACCTCTTCCGCCTCCTGGGGCGTGACCTCCAGGTGTTCCGCTAGTAACGATTGTTGCATTGGGGGCATTGATGGTTGCGTTTTTTGTAACAGCGCTTGCAATCATTCCGCCCTTGGTGTTTTTCATTGCATTTAATCCACCACGAACAGCAAGGAGCGTTGCGAGTGCTCCTACGGTTCCCCCGCCACTCAATGACCGCATACCTTTTATGAAACTTGTCATTTGGCTGACCATTGCAGAAATACCATTGACAACATCGTTGATAAATGGCATTAAATCCTGTAGCAACTTTTTCATTTCTGCTTGAAACTTCATTATTTCACCAATGAGTTCACCAATTCTGTCTCCGAACTCAATCACGGTTGCTTTGTTATTTACTAGCCAATCGTTGAACTGCCCAAAACTTGATGCGGCAATATTTTTAACATGCACCCAAATTGCGCCAAACATGCTTTCAATTACACGCGCACCCTCTATGAATGGCCTTAGTTTGTCAAGCGTGGCATCCCAGCCGTATTTAAACTCTTTCCACCATGAAGCCATTCTTTCAAACATTCCGGTAACGGTTCCAAGGTTTTCGTTAATCAAGTTAACCGAAAGGTCTGTAAGTTTTTGTACCATGCCTACAAGACCATCAAGCATTGATGTCATGCCGAATCTTTGTGTACTGCCCGAAATCTTTGCAAATCCACGACTAAGAATCTTAAAAATATCAAACATTGATTTTTTAATTGGCTCTAGGAGTGGTTGACCCATATCTCCAAATTGAACTTTAAGGAGATTAAAATATCCTTTTAGTTTATTAATCAGTGTTCCGGAAACCGCTTCAAACTGTCCTTCAAGACCGGCAGCCTTTGCGAGTTCACCAGACGTTATTGCCGCCTCAAGAGATTTTTTGTTATTAATTTTTAAGTCTTTAAACGCTTTGTCAACTGCTTTTTTGTCTGGGAACAACTGCTGTGCAGAAGTTTTCGCTTCAGAAAATGACTTCTTTGAATCCTGAAGAAGTGCAACCAAGTCTGCTGCTTTTTTGATTCCTTCTTCAATTGGTTGACCCGCCGAAGCAAAGTCCATGAGGCCTTTAAGTAGCCCTTGGCTCTTTCCTGTGAAGGTTGAAGTTTTGGAGATAGTTGCAAAAGCGGTGTTTAGGTTCTCTACGCCGACAGAGGCGAGGTCCACGTCAGCGTGAAGGCCACGCATAACCTGTCTTGTTTGATTGAGACTAGAACCAAACTGACCTTTGCTGGTTGTTTTGTATGCAAACATCGCCGCTTGTTGTTCACGTATTGCAGCAGCCGCAGCAGCCGCAGCAGCCACGACAGCGGTCATGCCAGCGGCAAGTGGACCCAAGGTAGACTTCATGAGTTTCATAGCCCCATTGCCCAAAACAAATGCAGCATGGACTCCCAACATTGCAGCGCCCATTAGTGCCATTTCTATTGTGGCACCCTTTAGAGACAGGCTTAAACCTTTTAACCCGACAGTTCCAACCATCTTGATTGCTTTGTCAAATTGGTCAAACGAGCGTTTCCATTTGACGAGGGTTTTAGTGATTGCACTGCCACCACCTGCTCCGCCTCCTCCGCCAGTACTTGACGCAAGGCCAGAACCAATCTTGTTGATTCTTCTTTCAAGTTTGCCAACAGAATTCTCAACGCTTTTGAGTTGCGCTTTAGCCCTAGCCGCACCGTCTACATCAATCTGTAGTTCAATTTTCGCTTCAGCCATGTGCTACTCCAGAATTACATGAGCGACCACAGATTTTTACGCTTTTTGCGCTTTTTGTTGTTCTTCACGGTCGTTAGATACAACCTTAGCACAAGCAAGGCGTATCAACCATTCATCATCGCTACAATCAAGGAGTCTTACGGGGTCTGTTCCAAACAGTTCACCTAATCGCGCAGCAGAGACGATTAGGGGGTCATTTACTAACTCCCCGAAGACTCCGTCGTAGGGTCCGAGGTGTCAATTGTATCCGAATAACCGGCAGCGTCAAGAATTGCCAACGCAGCGGCTTCTAGGTGAGGGTCAACGCCAAAGAACGCACGAACTGCTTCTGGGATTGGTCTGGTTGTGTCTGTCATTGCAAGGATGTCAGCAGCCGCAAAGTTGAGCGTGTAACCATTCTCGTCGTAAACTTCTTCGCCATCAAAAACAATGCCAACAGTCGTGCTTCCGATTACGTAGCAGGAGAACTTAATTGAGTCCATTCCTGCCTTGGTGTCTTCTCCGGAGTTCTTACGCCACTGACGCAACTGATGCTGTGTGATGTTTGGACTAATTCGCAAAGAAACGCCTGGACGTTCTGGTACGTCAAGACGAACGACTGGTCTTTCAACCTTCTTCTGAATCACGTCTTTAAGTCGTGAAAGAACATTTGGTTCTTCAATCTTTTGAATTGATGGAGTCTTTGGCTCAGCCTTTTTTGGTGAATCAGGCTCGGTATAAAGGGAGTTGTTTTCTGTCATAACAGCACATTAGCACAACATCAGATGAGCGGTGCAACTAGGCTGTAAAACGTTTATTTAATTTTTATACAACGCCTTGAACAGCGAACGTAAGGGCAAACGTTGCTGGAGCACCAGATGATGAGTCACCGTCTGGCTCGGTCATTCCCACAAGCAAGCAATTTGCATAGGTGCGGTCAAGACCCTGAACGACGATGTCGCAGTCGTAGGTTGTTACGGTGATGTCGTAGTACACGCGACCAATGAGTGGTCTCAGTGTCTTAATTTTGGCTGCAATACCTGTTTGGGTATCTGAAGCCACTCTGTCGTCATCGTAGTGAGCGGTAAGCGTGATGTCACCAATCTCTGCGGGTGCGCAAAGAACTTCAGGGAACTTTGCTCCACCTGGGTAGATTTTCTCAACGGACGCCGTAATTTCGCCACCCGAAACCTGCGCAAATCTGAAACCTGTCCATTTTGGTGACGTAGCGCCAACTGGGGCGATTTCTGCGAGGATTTGCCTCTGTGATACTTTAGCCATCGCTTACTCCTGATTATACTGTAACAGTTGATGTTAGATTTGATTTGACAATTGTGACTTCAATCTTGTCACCGATTGGCGAAACTCGTACACCAAGTTGCGCTTTCACTGTTCCTCCTGCAAGTTGTGCAGTAGTGTTGATTGAAGTGTCGCACTTGACCGAGTAGCCAGGGTCAATAAGTTTTCCGTTGGCGTCGTATGCTTCGTACAGTGCACCGATGGACTTCATTCTTTCACAGATTCCTGTCAGTCTTCCCTCAATTGAGGAGAACAGACCGCCGCGACCATCAACAACAGCGAAGATTAGGTCTTCCATTGAGGCGTTAGCCTCAGCGACAACGCTGTTTACAGTGTCTTGAGTCGTGATGAATCTAAAGTTTTCCGTGTCTAGTGAAAGAGAACGCGCTCCGTACACTCTTACCGTGTTGGCAATAATTCTGATTGCGTTTACGTAGTCGGCATCAAGAGAGTCTCCAAGAGTTCTGTTGACATCAACTTCAACGCCAGTAACAAAACGAGCGGCAGAAATAAGGCCAGCGGCTGGCTGATGAGGGCCAGTCTGGTTGTGTGCAAGTGCACGCTTTCCAGCAGCGTAACCATCTGGCGGAATCAGCCTTGTTACACCAGCAACTTCTGTTGGGACGTAAACCCAAGGATAGTAGAGAGCGGCATGCTCAGAACCTGTTTCAGCAGCAAGTGATGCCGCCGCTGCAGTGATTCCAGTTGCTGCTTCTGCGAGGTGGCATAGTGCGATTCTGTTGTATGTATTTGCGTGAGCAATAAGGTCTGCGTTGATTGCGTGGGTTTCTGGGCAAGAAACTGCACCAGGTCCAAAAGAATCGTTGAACAACTCAAGAGCAGCAGAAAAAGCAGTGAACGAAGTGTCAACAGTGTTATCTGTTCTGTCGTCAGAACCAACAGTAAATGTTCCAGCACCAAATGCTGTTGCTGCACTGACTTCTGGCATTCCGTCTGTCAACTTTGTTGCTGACATGTACTTTGAAGCGATTGCACTTCCGTTAATTGCGGTAACGAGTGCGGTTGAGGTCGTCTTGAGTCCTGTTGCGTAAACAAGTTCATCGTTGTAGTACAACTTAATATTCTTGCTTGCTCCAGAAGCGACAACTTCAATGTCCATGTCATGTGCCCAGTCGCCAGGACCGTTTGCTACAAGGCGGATACAGTCAGCACCGCCAGCACCGCCCACGTTGAGCAGGTTGGTTGCTGTCGTGGCTGCAGGGCCAACAACTCTTGCTACATAGCACTGTGTGCCACCCTCTTCAAAGAAAGTTTGGACTGTTGGGTGAAGGTATGCATATGTTACATATCCACCAAATGTCTCTTCAAACTCTGCGAGGCTTGTTACGAGAACTGCTTCATCGGAAGGACCACGCTGAGCAAGTCCAACAAAGAACGCCTGCGACGAAGCGCGCACCGTCGTACTTGTAGGACCTGTTCTAACTGCTGTAGTAATTGTTACGCCTGGCATGTGACCTCTCTCCGTGTCTTAAAGTTCGTCGCTGTTAAGCGTCTTACTGTCGTCTGGCAAGTCTAATTGTACCGAAACTTGCTCAGTAGAATCTGCAACTGTTGTTAAAGTTTCTTCTTTTACTTTTTCAACTTTTGTTTCTTCAATTTTTGTTTTTTTGGGTTTTTCTTTTGCTTCTTCCGTCTTGACAATTTCAAGTTTGTAAGACTTTATGGCAGAAAGAACATCTGGATTGTCGTTACAGGAGAATGCTTCGTCCTCTGGATACAGTAAAACAGGGGGTAAACCAATGGTTATATTTCTTCCGGAAATATTCTTGACAACAATATGTCCAGAGCCGTCATTTTCAAAGTCGGATTGGCCTTTGATTTTTTCAACTTTGTGCGAATGGGTCATTTTTGCTCCTGATTAACTTTAATTAGTGTACATCACTATTTACGGCGTTCTGTCTAGATTGCTAAATTCAATCTCAATAGGCAGCGCCGCAGCAAGTGGTCTTCTGTCAACAACTTCGTCAATAGATAAGTCATAAGACATGTATGCTCCAGCAAGAACTCTGTCGCCCTTGAGAAGTGTTAAATCAGAGAACTGCTCCTGCATTGACCCTTCGTCTATCTGTATGCGGAATGTTTCCTGTGGGTCCGTTGCTTTAAGACATGGGTAGTCAAGGAGGGCCGACCTGACAACCGTCGTAAACCTGTCTCTCATTAGGGTTGTTTCTGCAGAACCAACATCCCTAACCCATACATAGGTGCGCATTGTGTAGTTAACCCTGTAGAGCGGATTAGAGTTGGAGTAGCCAATTCTTTCAATCCTGTTGGTTGACATGACGACCGTTATTATCGTCGGCCATTCATCAAGGGCGATTGGCTCATAGGTAAGAAACTTGACAGGTGTTGGTAGTTGCTCGTCGTCAGCATTCCAGCCGTTTCTGTAGTCAATAATTCTTATAGGAATATCATCACTGAGATAAGAATTAACATAATCCTTGGCAAATTGGGCACCGTACATTAGTTCCATTAGTTACCCTCGGCAATGTATCGCTCAGCGTCTTTAGCCAGTTTCTTTGCAAACATCGGTGGCTCAAAGATGATTTCACGTTTTGGCATGCTCCATGTTCCATATTGGTGAAATCTTGCAACCGGTGCGTCGGTTCCAAACCTTGCTGATTGACGGTTTATTTCACTAACTGAAAATGTTTCAATACTCTTGAACAGTCCACCAGACCTAACAAGTGTTGGTGCACCCGGAAAACGAACAGACTTCCATGCTCCGTATTCAGCATCCAATGGAGCCCATTTTCCATTTCCGTTAGAAAGAAAATGCTTGGTGTAGATGTCTGATAAGTCTTCTTTTGCTCTTCTAAAAACAGGACGCAAGTCTTCCACTCTGTCCCTTACGTCTTGTAAGAGTTCCTGAGCATCATTTGTGTTTACTTCAACCCGTACGCGCATCTTACGCCACTCTTGAGCGTTTGTATTTCTTTACAGACATCAGTTCTCTGTCGGTAAATCCTGTTTCAAGTGGAGCGACATTTCTTGGCTCCAAATCTTTAATACCGACAACGTCGTCATGCATGTTCTGCATTTCCCTAGTTGCTGCCCTGAGAATCAAAAGTTTGAATACTGGTATTGAATCCCCATCTAAACCTGCCTCATAAGTAATCGTTACAGTGTCATCAGCAACAATGTTGAAAATGTCTATTCCGTATCTTCTTACCGTGTAGTTGCTACCAATTGCCTCTGCAAATCCACCAGAAACATAGGCGGATAAAGCGCCAGCCTCAACTACAACAACAAAGGTGTTTGCAGTAACCTCTGTAATTTTTTTATTTAGAACATTGTAACCAATAGGCGTAATTCCTGTAACTGTCACATACTGACCGACTGTAAATTTGTGATTAGCGGCAGTGAAAGTTATTTTTGTTCCAACCTTTGCCGCCGAGGTAACAGTTGCTTCTCTGCTTACCGCTTCACCTAGGTATGTCGGCGTTGTCCACTGGTTCTGTATTTGAACACTCAACACACGAGCAACGGGAGAATTGCGTAGGTATATGGTTTCGGGAGGCATTGCGTAGTTCATTGAAGATTGACTTGCGTTACCGTTAGCGGTGTAAAAAGAAGACTCAAGACTGCTTTGGTAAAAAAATGAAGACATCGGTATGGCGTTGTGGGTCGTAGGGACTTTGTATTCCTCAACAAACTCAACTACCTCAATTGGTCTTCTTAGGTATGACTCCAGTTCACTCTGGAGGCCAGACAGCACAATTTCAGCAGCATCCTGCTGCCTAAGGGACAGAGATATATCCATGTATGTTACGAGGTCTCGTACTTCAACTAGCATTGTTTCCCCCTTGGGGATTTATTAACTATCTTCCAGGGCGGCCACGACGGAAAATGGCACGGCCACCTTCTCGTACGATGTCTCCAGGACGCTCGCCACCGACACCGCCTCTGCCGAATCGTCTACGACCAGCCTGGACAAGTGAACGGACAAAGCGGCGACCACGACCGGCGCGTTCTGCTCCGAGAGTTCTTCTTAAAAAACCAGTTTTTGGTACGTCCATTGCTTAACTCCTTGAATTGGGTGCTCGGCAAATTGTACCATTAATCACCTATCAGCGTTTGGTGGGCGCTCAATGGCGACCTGTATTTCTGTCGCTTTAGGGTCCGCTTCAACTGGAACCCAAGCACGGGAATAGTTATGTTCAGAAATTTTACGGTGTTTAAGCAGTGAGCCATCAAGCATTAAATGGAATTCATCATGACGCATTTGCAAAATTTCTTCAAAATCTTCTTTGCAGTACTTTTTTGACTTAACTAAGTTTCTAATAATGCTTGATACTGGTTTAGCCACAAGATTACCCCGAGAACGATTCAACCTAAGGTGCATAAATTGAGCATCAAGACTGTCGCATTCAACATAAAGAACAGGACAGTTGTCCCCAACGGTGCTTTTTACGTGCTTGTTTTTTGTGGCAAGCAAAAGACGTTCGTTCCCGTCAATCACAATATTTGTGTCTTTCTGCACAACTATTGGCAGCATAAAACCCAAATCCATCAAAGACCTAGAGAGAGCAAGAAGGTCGGGCCGCAGTATGTAAGTTGCCTTAAATGGGGCTACTTGTAAGTCCGAAAATGGCACCATCTCAATATTGTTCATTATTTAACTCCTGCTCTGCTGCTTTCGCCCTAAGTGTATGCGCTTTTGTTTTTGGTCCCACTGGTGCTGCTGCAGAAACAGTTATTTCATTGAGAATTAAGTTTCTGATAAGCCAGTTAATCGGGTAGGAGTAAGGGTCCTTGATATGTTTTTTTCTAAAATCTGCCGTGTATGCACGAGCGCGTCGCTTGTCAATCTCATCAAGCATGTTTTCATTGATGCAGCGTTTTGCACCTTCAAAACCGTCAACAGCGTAACTCTGAATAAACTTCTCAATATCAAAATCGGGCCACCAACGCCTCTGTGCGTCAATATTGGGCCATATTTGCCAAAGGGTGTCGTAGAAGCCTGGCTCCGTCATAACGAGGTCACCGATGCGCCTGATAGCCACTGCGTGCAAAGGAACGCCAACCCTGG